CCAGACTTGGAGTCTACAAATGAGCAAGAACGAATTAATCGAAGCATCAAAGGATCTCGTATCTCAGGAGATGCAAGGTCAGACAGAGCAAGAGTCGATAGAGTCGCAACAGGATCGGGCAATGTCAGAGGCGAGATTCCAGAGGGCCAAGAAGCTGACTTTGGAACGCCGAAGCCAACAGTTGATGAAAACGGCTTAACTCGCCTAATACATTACTCTCCTATAGTAGGGCTGGACACCATCAGCCCAAGAGAGCAACTAACAAACAACAGGATGCGCGGAGGAGAGCGGGAACGGAGTGTATTGTTCCCCAAGATCTATCAAGCGAGGTCTTACTTCGGCATGAATGTCGGTGAGGCGAATGGGTATAATCAAGAGGCCACTGTAGGCAATAACGTATACGAAACTCAAGTACCTGTTGATTCATTATACGATTACGACAAAGACCCAGAAGGCTTTATTACCAAAGCGTCTAATTCCGTTGATGACAACATCATGGAAAGAACTTGGAACAAGCCCAAGCAATTCATAACAACAACAGCCGAAAAATCCATAAAGGATGCTGGTTACTCTGGTTACTGGAGTAACTCAAGAATGGGTATGGTTGCGGCCATGTTCAATGATACTGTTGTGAAGCCAGAAGGCTCTATAGAAAAGCCCGTAAAAAGATCTGCAAGAACAGCAACCATAGATGTACCTAATGTAAATAACGTTGACGGGGCTAGGATTAGCCAAAGGTTCCCTAAAGGTGCTTCAGCGACAGAAGACCCTATAGAAGAAATCCTTCAATTGGGCGCTAATGATATAATTAACAATCCTAAACTGCTTGCCAGAACCGCCGAGATTGTACGAGGGTACAATATAATAACTGAGGAAGAGGCAGCTTCACTTGGCGACAAGGAGTTGGTCGAAACTCTTATAGAGAGACTTTCTTCTAACCTTGAGTTTGTTTATGACAACGTCCCAGAGGGGACAAGAGAAAGATCAAAGCTTTGGTATGTCGGCGCTAACAGAATAGCAAATGAAAACGCCTTAAAGTACAGCGAAGAGTCTGGCTCCCCGGTATCTATTGAGCAAGCCGCTGCTGTAATGGCTGCCCTAAGTCCACAGAAGGATTGGTATCAGAATGTCTCTTTAGGTGAGCGGCTTATAGACATATACAAAACCAAAATGGATTTTGTGCCGACCCCTGAGATGGAAGCAACTGCCCGAAGAATATTTCCAAAAGATGTGCATCGGCCAATGCTTGATATTATATTCAGGCAGGGGAGAAACATGCCCCTTTCTGAGTACGCCGATGCGCCCCTTCTGCAAGCTATGTTTATACGATTGTATGATGAAACATATAATGACCGTGGATACTATATCGTTTCTCCTGATGGACAGAACATTGGCTGGGCCAGAAATGCAAATGGGTCTAGGTCAAGGGTTGCTTGGGGTTCTAATAAAGAGACAACAAAGGCAGTTATGGCTTTAACCAATCCTGAATCAATCTCTGCGGAGATGGGCGACAGGCATAAGGTTAGAAACTTCTTTAATAATATAGCTGCTCCATTCTCTCAGGACGGAGATGTAACATCGGATACCCACGCTGTAGCCGCTGCTCATCTAAAGCCATTATCTGGCTCGTCTACAGAAGTTCATCACAATTTCGGCACATCACCAGTAGCGTCAAAAAGAGATGAGAACTGGAGAGGGGCCGTTTCAAACTCAGGCCCTCTCGGTGTGAAGGGTACATACGCTCTTTACGTTGAGGCACACAGAAGAGCCGCAGCTAGAAGAAATGTTCTCCCTAGAGAGATGCAGTCCATAACATGGGAGGCTGTAAGGGGATTGTTTACCCCAGCGTTCAAGCAGAACAAAAATAATGTTAGGATGATTGACCGTATCTGGAATGATTTCAGGGCTGGTCAGAAAACAATAGAGGAAGTAAGAGAGGAAGTTTTAAATGAAGCAGGTGACAAAGGAAGATTTCGTCCACCAAGCTGGGAGGGACCCGATAGTGGAAGCATTAGCAGCCCTGAACTTGCCGTTGACCCGACAGAACTATCTGGAAATGTCGTATCCAGAAGCAATCCCATCGATTACAGCGGAGATGGAGTCGGAACTACCGGAGGAACTCCTAATGCCGAAACAAAATATAGTAAGCGGTCGGTAAGATACGTTCCATCGTTAGAGCAGGGAACAGGACCACTCATATCAAACAACGCCATGCTGAAGGCGTCAGAGCAATCTTACGATAGGATAACGTACAACAACGTAGCTAGAGTTCTTGGAAAGCTTTACTCAAAGGTGTTTGACGAAAAGAAAGCACGGGCTTGGGAAGCTAAGACAGAACGCTTTGTGACTAAGTTTCAGGATGCAATGCTTCCTGTGGGCAAGCTTATGGACGAGCTAAGGTCTGATGGACTTAGCATTCCAGACGCAATGGATGTCTACATGAGGGAAGAGCTTGCACAGGGCCTTATGGGCGCTAGGCTAGACGAAAACAAAGCTAATTTATACGAGCCATTAACAGACACTATAAAGCAGATAGAAGTTGATCAGGCAAAGATTGATCAACTTGCAAACGTGTCTAGATTTTTTGAGGACGCTAGAGGGGCTTATGACCCAAAACTGGCCATTGCTGATGCTTATCTTTATGCACTCCACGCGAAAGAAAGAAATGCATATGTTTTAGCTAGGAACAAAACAGGGCTTGGGTCAGGAATGTCAGACGGAGAGGCTGATGCGATACTAGCGTGGGTAGACTCTCTGAATGTCCAAAGCAAAAACACTTTAAACGGCATAAAAAATACCGTAGTACAAATTGTACAGAACACAAATGACGTAAGAAGAGAAGGCGGTCTTATGGCTGAGGAGTACAGCTTCTCAAACTATGTGCCTTTGCGAGGCATACTTGACCCAGAAGAAGACCTTTCAGAGGATCTAGATAGCGTTCCTAGGATGGGGAGAAAGAAAAGAGACAACCTTTACGGAGGCACGGCTTATCAAGACCCAAGAATAACAACGGGTAGAGGAACTGAGTACGCTGAAGACATTATAGCAAATGTCATGGTTCAGAACTCTAGGTCTATTGTAGCGGCTGAGAGAAACAAAGTCGGTCAGGCATTCTTAAATATTATTGATCCAAAGATCATGGACCCTGATGCCGAGTATATAATGGAAAAGGATAATAGGGACGGCATAGCAATTATAGTCGATCAAGTAACTCCTGACATGCAAGAAAATGTTCTAAAGGTAAAGGTTAATGGCAGACAAGAGCCTTACAACATTCTTATAAGAGACAACAGGGTCGCCAGAGCCATGAGGGGCGCTGGTGGGGATGGAATCGAAAGAGGCGGCGCTGTAGTCAGGTATATGACAAAGTTCAACAGATACCTCTCAAACATTAACACAACTTGGAACCCAGAGTTTGCCATCACAAACTTTTTCAGGGACTTGGAGACTGCTGGGGTAAACATAGGCCAGTACGATCAAGAGGGTATTAGCAGAGAGGTAATGAAGAACGCCGCACCTGCCGTAAAGGGAATCCTCGCTGTCACCAGAGAAGGAGGATTTGAGGGGTATGACAAAACAAACTGGACAGACGTATTTAATGACTTTGTTTCTGCGGGCGGAAAGAACTCTACCAACCAAGTTGATAGCGTTAAAGATCAAATGGAAAGCATCAAAAAGGTTCTTGATGAGGTTTCCAATAACAGCATAAAGGGGAAGCTGGGCCTTTCTAGGAATGGCTTTCTTTATAAAATTGGCGGGTTCTTAGACGCTTACAACACGGCTGTTGAAAATGGAGTCCGAGTTGCAACATATCACGCCCTGTTGAAAAGAGGGTTTAGCAAAGACAGGGCAGCTCAAGCAGCCAGAAACGTAACAGTAAACTTTGCAAAGCAGGGGGAAGAAAAAGCCCTTATGAATGCTTTGTTCCTCTTCTACAATGCATCAGTGCAAGGATCTATGGCCCTGTTTAACGCTGGCATAAGGTCATCAAAGGTACGCAATATATGGGGAGGAATGATTATTGCTGGCGTACTATTGGATCAATTTGCCGCTGCGGCTTCAGGAGACGAAGATGAGGACGGTGTAAGCGACTACGATGAGCTAGGTCAGTATACTCTTGAGCATAACATAATATTCCCTACATTTGGGCTTGTGGAACAAAAGTTTTTAAAAATACCTTTAGGGTACGGGCTTAATACGGCAGTCAATCTAGGTCGATCCATGAGTAGAGTTCAGCGCGGAGAGTACACCCCTGCTGAAGGCTTTAACTCTACATTTGGCACATTAGCAGAATCTCTTAACCCTCTAGGAGACACTAACTGGGAAAATGCATTAGTACCTACTGTATTTGATCCGCTTATAAGCTTAGCTGTAAACAAAGACTACAAAGGCGACCCTATCGTAAAGGAAGCATCTCCTTTTGGTGTCCAGAAGCCAGACAGTCAACTGTACTGGTCTAACACAAGCGCCCTATTCAAGGGCATAGCTAAAGCTGTAAATTCTGGCACAGGCGGCACAGAGATAACCCCCGGAATGATAGACATTTCGCCAGAAACAATAGACTTCTGGGCGCAATACTTTACTGGCGCAGCAGGAGCATTTGCTCTTAGGACTGCTGAGTCCCCCTCAAAGACGATTGAGTCATTCAGAGGCGACCTTGAAGGTGATCTAATAAGGGAAATACCATTTGCCAGAAAGTTGTTCACCTCACCTTCTTCAAGAGAGGACACAGGCCAGTTTATAGAAAACAGGGATAAGGTTCTAAGGGCGGCAAAGGAGCTTCAGTTCTCTTTGCAGTCTCAAGACCCAGAGAGAGCCTCTGAGATAAGAAAAGAGTACGCCAACGAGTTAAAGATTTATGGTCAGCTAAAGGCCATGAACAACTACAGAAACAAGCTTGTCAGAAACAAGAACAAGGTTCAGTCAAGCAAGACAATACCAGAAGAGCAAAAGAAGGCTATCATAAGAAGCCTAAGAGACAAGATACAGGTAATAGAAAAAAGAGCCGCAATCATTATGAGGAATGCTGGCGTAAGATAAAGGCCACCCACTTTAAACGGATGGCCTTATCACGACTTACCTATTTGTACCCCAGTACAATTATTTCTTAGCCTCATCAAACTTAGAGTTAACCCAGTTAATTATATCTTCGTGTCTCCAGCGTTTAACTCTCTCTGATATGACAATAGGCTTCGGGAATGTCTCATCGTTCTTTAGTATCTTTTCAACAAGACGGTGACTCTTCAAAGACAATATGTTTGCAACGTCTCGCTGACCTATAAAATCATTGTTCATTTTTGATAACCCTGCTTCCATCTCACGAACTCCTCTGTTATCGCCTTGAACTTTTCCCTAGCCTCAGAGTTATTCTTTAACTCTGCCCTGCTGGTGATGCCCAAGACTGATCTTAGTGTTTCAGTTACCGTCTTCTCTCTCTCTCCAAAAGAGCTTTCTATATAATCAGCGTCTGGCATGTACTCTCGTTTATGCAAGAAGTCTGCAAACTCATCGTTCCTGCACAACATACCGGCACTAGCAACCATCTTATCGACTTCCCTTTGATTCTCACTTATCTCAGGTTGATCATCGTCACCCAGTTTAACCATTGCTACCATGTAGCGAGAGCCTACCCAGTCAGTATGTAGACTAGGTGGGACATCATTAGGATGCAAGGCAAGTCTTAGTATAGTGCCTTGCTTGCTCTGTGACATAGAGGTCTTAACGGCCTCAAAGTTAACTGCGGCAGTCCTTACATCAACATTATCATTTTCCATACTGGCTCTCCTTTAGAAAAATCTCTGATGTCCTACTGTCATAATGGTCACAGTCGGTAAAGTTTCTCACATGAGTGGTTCGCTTGATGCCCTGATCAACTCGCTCCCAAGTGACCATCTCCTGACGGAATACACTTTCAGTGTTGTCTGGGAAGAAGTCTTGAGGAAGGGTTTTCGACAAATGACACAGCCCCTTTGTGGGGAAGTAGCATAAGTCTTTTGAATTTTTCAAAGACTTCATCTGTCCATCCTTCTCTGGTTTTGTCTCTTCTCACCAGTGTTGACTGTGTTGTTGAGTTCCCTTAACCCACTTACAGTCTGCCTTACGATAGACTCTTTTGATGAATACATCTTATCTATGCCGCGCCCCAATCTAGGCCCGTTTAGGGTCAGCCACTTGCTCTTTGCATGGAAGTCACCTCTACCCCTGTTAAGATAAGTCCTAGTCCCCCTAGGGTTTGACCTCTTGTCTTTAGGGTTGAAGTAATCCTTAAAGTTCATAACCTCATCACTTAACATTTTTATATGCTGAGCAAACTCTTCTACAGTCATGTCTGCTGCACTTTTTTCTCTTTCACTAATCATTTGTCTCTCACTTTATATCTTGTAGTTCGCTTTCAAGGGCGTGGATGACTATTGATATTTTTGAAAGCATATCGTGTTCAGTCTCCACCTTATCAACTCGCGTGTTCTTCCTAAACTCATCTGGTAGGCTCTCTATTTGATGCTTCAGATCATAAGCAACACAAAGGCTCTCATCCATTAAACTTCTCCCAATTCAACTTAGCCCATTCTTTAGGGTCTACCCCTTGCAAATCCCACCAAGTCCTTTCGTCACCAAAGCGATGCAATGTCATGTGACAGGAGTGGCACAGAGGAACACACCAATTGTCTCCAACTTTCATGCCCATAGCGTTAGGCTCTGCGAACATGATATGGTGCGCCTCTGCGCCATACCCACAAACCAAGCAGGGTGCGCCACGCAAGGTCTGTAGATATTTCTTGGATCGTATCCTCACTTGATCCTAGTTACCTTTCTAAACGGAACTATGGACAAGTGATTTTCTTTAGGGACAGCCTTTGTCTTAGCAGACTTGTCACCATGAATTGACAGAATGCCTTGATACAATCCAGCAGACTGAGGCTCCGGAAGGAAAGCATAGTCCCCAACCTTCATCTTTTTTGCTGTCGATTTGTGCCATCCATATTTAATTTGATATGAAGGATCAGACTCGGTAGGCCAATTGGTGTGACTTGAGGCATTATTATCCTCTGGAACAAACTGATACACAGCGTAGTGTTCGACAGGACGATAGGGCTTCTTATGACAAGACTTTCCTGAAATAAGAGAGAAAAACTTTTTAATAATCTCAGTCATTAGAATGGGACCTCATCATTGGTTAGGGTTTTGCTTTGAGACTGTCCTTCAGCCTTTCTGGCGTAGTGTGTGTTTCCAACCAAAGACAGGAATGTTGATCCGTTCTTCTGGCTCACGCGCTTCCAGCCAGCTAGATCTAACTTAGGCTTTGGGTTTCCTTCTGCCATCTGAGCAACAAGGTCATTCACAACCTCGTCAGATAACTCTATGTGGCCTGTGTAATCAGGCTGGGTGGCCTTCTCTTTCCTGTTGTTGGTAAAAAGAACTCCTGATGGTGGGTAATCGTTACTCATGCCGCTTTCTCCTTATTGGCTTTTGACTCTGGGAATTGATGGCTGTGCTTAGCAAAATTAGCCACAACCGCGTTGTAAAGAGCTTCGTCTCCTGACTCTAAAATATTCAAAGCAACCTTGTTCTCTCCCCAGAACGCAGTTAGCTTTTGATATGTATCGCACTCGCTGATAAATGAATTGAACACATCAGCCATTACAGAATAACTTGCCTCTTCCTTAACCTCTCCAGAAGAAGACTTTATCGTGGCCTTCTTCTCTTTCTTCTCTTCGATCACGCCTTCTGGCAAATCCTCGCCAGCATAGATGTAGTGACCCAACCCATGAAACGCCAAACACTTAGTCAGACACCTCTGTAAGGCTGTGTTTACTTGAAAGCTATTGGGCTGAGATACAGATTTGTTCGCGTAGTCAAGAACAGGCATAACCTCTGTTTGACTCTCATCTTCTATATCAACGGTTACTGACACAAATGCATACCCTGCCGGATCAATCATGTACGGCAAGGTGCAATCATTATTTGCACTAGAGTACAAATTTTTCGTGAACGTAGTCTTGGGGTAATGCTTCTTCACAATCCCCCACGCCCATGCCCAGCTTATATAGCTAAGGCCATTCTTTTTTTCGATGTGATCAGACACATCAACCTTAGATAAGGTTTCCCATACGCTACTCATATTAACCTTCTCCTCTGTACTGTGAACAAAAATCGGAAACTCCACAATAGTCACCGATACACCTTACCGCCTCTCCGGCTCGGTATTCTATCTCCAAAATCTTTCCGTCATTGCCAAGGGCTTTGTAACCCCCAACAAATCCATTCGCTGATTCTTCTGTTTCAAAAACTCTCAAGGCTCTCTTGTTTCCCTTCTTTTTTACTGCCCAAGCGTCACTACGCTTCCAAGTCTCATCATCAGAACAAAAGGGGAACTCGCCCTCAGCGTCATACATTTTCTGCGCTTCCTGATGGATGCCGACTCGTTCATTGATATAATTGATGCGTGTCTCTTCATCCCATATTGGGATGTCAACCAGCACCACAGGCGCACTAGGGTAGTCTGGCTTGTACTTTGATTCTCTCTTGTTCCAGTCCCTCAGTATCGCGCATATCTGCAAAGAGTTGACCTTCTTACCCTTATTTTTTTGTACTAGGTAGGCGTACATATTCAGTTGCCGCTCCCACTCAATCTTCCCATAGATCACAGACCACACGCTTGTGACCTTGTAATCAGTTATCTGAATGTTTGTCCGGTCAACAGCCTGATGGTCAACAGCCCCTGACAATACCCATCCATTGACCTCTGCAAACAGCCTTTCCTCAAGCACAACATCATCAGAAGGCTTGGTACTCTCAAGAACATGGTGAACAGCAGTGCCAAACAAAGGCCATATCATGTCTACTGCATCAACAGTTCTATCGTTGGCGTGATGATCCCTCATCAGCCTCACCCTTGGGCTGTCTATAAGGGTGGTGACAGATATGTCAGCATTTCCCTTGCTATATTTGTCATTTCTGGCAAAATCAACAAAGGATTTGGGCAATTTGTGATTATTGGTAATTTCCATGTTGTCCCTCCCTGTGAGTTTTTGTTGTATCAAAAGCGTTTATTAATGTCAATAAGGAATTTTGAGGACGATATGAACACAAAAACACATCAATTTGAGATACTTGGAGAACCGGCATCAAAGGCTAACAGCAGAAAAATAGTTTTAATAAGAGGGCGACCAGCGTCTATAAAATCAGACAAGGCTAGGAAGTATGCCAAGTATTTTCTTGAGCAGTGTGATCAGATAGAAGAGTTATTTTCTGGAGATGTTTGTGTCGAAATGTTAATACACTACGCATCAAGAAGGCCAGACTTGGACGAAAGCTTGATCTTGGATTTAATGCAAGGAAAGATTTACGAAAATGACCGGCAAGTTAAGCAGAAGAATATTTACTGGGGGCTTGATAGGGAAAGGCCAAGAACAATCATCAGAGTGTCATCTCTGGAGAGCGGTAATATCCCAAGCTATTTCGGATGCTTACCTGAATGACGAAAGACAAAAAGACGATGTGATCAAATGGCTACGCACAGAGGACTTTGTGACTGTTTGTGATCTTGCCGACATAGACCACCGAAAAATGAAAAATAACTTTCTGTATATTTTGACACAGAAAGAGCCGATTGCCCGATACGAAGGTAGAAAGTTAAAAGATTTAATAGATAAAAAACCATAGTAAAGATAATCTATAAACAGTCTATATAGAGATTATATTTATATTATATATATTATATAAACACATAATTTCTTTTCTCTGACACCTCCAAAAAATGCTTATTGACAGATCAGACGGCATCGATATATCGTGTACGCCTGTCGTGGAGGACAAAATGCAAAATGATATATTGATACGCGGAACAGCACTCCGCATGGGGGAAGGTCAGCACAAAGCTGTATGCCCTATCTGCTCACCCAATAGAAAAAAGAAGGGAGAGAGAACTCTTTCCCTAAGGGTTGATGTAGAAGGAATTTTATATAATTGCTGGCACTGCCAATCATCTGGGGTCATCACCCTTGATGAGCGTCCTATGCCTGTTAGAAAGGAAGCTAAAGTGGCTGTTGTTGTTAAGCAGGATTGGGATGAATTAACAGCAAATACAATTGCTTGGCTTGGAAACAGGGGAATATCAGAAAGCACCGCCAAGGACGCTAAGATCAAGACAGCGCAGCACTACATCTCTTCTTTAAAGAAGCAAACTGAGTGCGTTGTTTTTCCATACACAAATAAATCTCAGGTGTATGCGGCGAAGGTCAGGGCTATATCTGACAAGGGCTTTTCTTGCAGCGGATCACCCGCATCATTTTTTAATTTGGATTCGATTGTAGAGGGCGAAGACCTATACATTTGTGAGGGCGAAATGGATGCCCTATCACTAATGGAGATAGGTTTTAAAAGTGTCGTGTCTGTTCCCAATGGGGCAGTGATGAAAGTTATTGATGGCAAGATAGACCCTCAAGACGATAGCAAGTTTCGGTTTCTATGGGACGCAAAAGACAACCTTGATGCAGCAGCCAGAATAATAATTGCCACAGACTCAGATGGGGCTGGAGATGCTATGGCAGAAGAGATTGCCCGAAGGGTAGGCAAGGACAAGTGTTGGCGTGTTGAGTGGCCTGATGACTGCAAGGATGCCAATGACGTTCTGGTAAACTTGGGCAAGGATCATCTTAAAAAGATATGTGAAGAGGTCACGCCTTGGCCGGTAGCCGGTCTGTATGATGCGTCACATTTCTATGATCAGCTAGACGAAATATACGAAAAGGGAATGGGTAAGGGCGCTTCTACAGGATATGGGAATGTCGATGATCTTTATAGCGTTGTAGAAGGTCAGCTAACAGTGGTCACAGGACACCCATCATCTGGTAAGTCTGAGTTTGTTGACCAGATCATGGTAAACTTAGCTGAAGAAAAAGGCTGGAAGTTTGCCATATGCTCGTTTGAAAACGAACCCCGAATACATATAGCAAAGTTGATAAGTAAGCATTTCGCAAAGCCATTCTTTACTGGCGTGACCCCAAGGCTGAGCAAGGAAGAGCTTGAAAAGGGTAAGTCGTTTGTCAGGGAACACTTTAGCTTTCTTTATCAAAACGATGGGTCAATGGCCACTATCGGCGGCATAATAGAGCGTTTGAAGATTGCGGTTATGAGGCATGGCATAAGGGGCGCGGTAATAGACCCATACAATTACATTCAAAAGAACGGTGACATATCAGAGACTGACTGGATTAGCGAGATGCTTACACAGTTAAGGGTGTTTGCTCAGTCTCATGGAATACATCTGTGGTTTGTGGCTCACCCTACAAAGATGATGCGTGATTCTAACGGCAAGGTTCCACCACCAAAGGGGTATGACATATCTGGGTCAGCCGCTTGGTTCGCAAAGGCAGACATCGGGATGTCCGTACACAGGCCAGATCCAGTGAATAGCTCTATGTCAGAAATACATATATGGAAGTGTAGATTTTCTTGGGTTGGCAAACAGGGAGTTGCGGAGCTGTACTTTAATCCAACAACATCAAAATACACAGAGGGGATAAAGGACGACTTCTTATCTCAGTCACCTCAATACGATACGCCATTTTAGCACTCCGCATGGAATGTATGATAGTATTTAATCTTTAGAGAAAAAAATGAACAGAGCAAAAATTTTAGACACGGCCAAAAAATATGTCACCGCTGATCGGGCTGCGGATCACGGCGAAATGGAAGATAATTTTTCAACGATAGCGAAATATTGGTCAATTCATTTGGGCGTTGAAGTTAATTCTGTCGATGTCGGGGTGATGATGGGGCTGTTAAAAATAGCCAGAATAAAATCTAACCGGTCACATGAAGATAATTATATTGATTGCGCTGGGTATCTGGCTTGCGCTGGTGAATGTGTAAAAGAGGCTTGACCGCATTTGTACTATGGTATAAATAAAATAGGTCACTCCAAGACAAAAAAAAGGGGAGCCGGTTTTCACCAGCTCCCCTTTGATTATTTCCAGCCCATTCTGATTACACGGCCATCAGGTTCTAGATCAGCAATATCACCATCTTTGTTGCTGAGCGTGTATTGCTCACTGATCCTATCCCAGATCATGGTGGTAACAACTTCAGGTAACATACCAACCTTCTTACATTCCATGATGTAGGCCATTTTTGCTTCGTCAAAGTTCATATCACGCGCCCCTTTTTGCTAATTGAACTATCCCGACCATTGCCATAAACGTGCCAGAATAAAGAACCAACATACCAACGAATAAGCTGTTTGAAGGTATCTCTATATATTCAACCCCAGCAAACGAAATGAACAGTCCTAAAAAGAATATAAAATAACTCACGACTCATTCTCCTCATATAGATTTAGTTTTTCTCTTAGTGATGCGATTTCAATTTGGTAATTTTGTACCATTCTTTTACGCCCAGCAGATGCCTTGTGAGATGGGGAACAGTATTTCGCATCCTTAAAAGAACGAAACATTGATCCACACCATTCACATTTGTTTGTATAAAAATTACAAGAAACCTTAACTTCAAGAGAAGTGTCTATCGGAACGAATATGGTGTGACCCATAATCTTTTTCTTGTGTTTCATTTTAGTCTCCATAAACATTTCCATACTGCATGTCGATATGATAAGTGAACACATCGTAATCGATCCATCGATATGGTGATGCATCAATTATAAACACCGGAAGGGCGTGCATCATATACTCACGCCCTTCTTTATAGACATTGTGACTAGCCTTACGAATACCGTCATCATACTCATCGACATCAGGCTTATAGACATAGCCCTGATATCGATATGTCGGTGCGTTATGCCAGCTAATCATAAAAGTCTCCCAAAGCGCACTCGACTGTTTCTTGAGCCTCAAGAGCCATGATAAGCTTTTGCCTGTTATCCTTTTGGTAAGGATGCATAAGCTGCTCAATGATCGTATCAAGACCAACCTCAATAGCGTTCAATTCGGCTGGCGTTAACCTAAGATTTATTACAGTCATTATTGTTCTCCCTTGAAGTGATCTTTTAATGTGTTAAAGCTATGATCTAAATAAGCCTCGACATCAGCAAGCCTAAAAAAATTTCTAGGTTTCATGCTTTTTTGGGGCTGTCTTATTACAGGAAAATTTGGATCGTTTTCACAAAGCCTTTGTAAGGTGCGTGAACTTAGCTTTTTCCTTCCAGACTGGTCTAAAACTATTACCAACTCTGCAATTTTATAAATGCCTAAAGCCCTCCTTTGATCCGCACTAAGTTTACAACAAGCGTCATAAATCTCTTCATTTGTCATTTTGCCTCTCCCTTTTGTGACCAATATTCATTCCAATGCTCAGACATAGCATCAGTCTTTTCCTCATCGGACATATGAGCCAACAAATCAAACGACTTGTTGACTACCAGTTTATCTTGAAGATCGGTTATATCTTCACATCCGCCGATATGTTTTGAAACCTCATCAGCAAACTTATCTTCCAAGTCTAATATCCAACTACTCATACCCATTACACTTGCTCCCCTTCGATCTCATAATCTAAATAGCCGCAAGCGGCATCAACGCCCAACAAAAACATTTCTTTATCTTCCTCTGTATCGAAAGCATATGTTTCTGTCTTGTCCTGACATGTTCCCCATACAATAGTGATAACGTGATTTGCGTTATCAATTTGCTCTTGGGTTTGAGCAATACAGTTTATGATTTGCTTTTGTACCATCGTACAAATCTCCCTTCTAGTTTTCCATCATTTTGGTTAAGTGCCGGACAGTCCGGCGGTTCATAAGATTAAAGGCTTTCGACAGGCTCTCGCCAAAGCTATGCGGGATCACCGTTTCATCGCGGATCATATCAAACAGCGGATGCAGGTCATCGTGATCACTTGATTTGTGGGTGATCATCCAGCCATTCTCAGTAAAGCCCATCTTTTTGTTGAAGCCGACAACGGTCACTTCCCAAGCATTCAAGCCAGCCTCATCTACATACTGAACATCGACAGGCTTACACCTCATGACAAACCTTTTGCCTTTAGGTGATTGAATGATTGAAAAGCCTTTTAGGTGTATTGTCTTGAACCATGTGATCGGGACAGGAACAAGATTGCTCATATTGTAACGACCTTCATTATCGACCTCGACTTTGGAGTCCCCATTGCTGGCCGAAAAAATCTCAGATGTTGATCTGGGGAATGCGCTATCGATAACCCTTTGTGCCTGTCTTTTTGATTTTGTTTTGGCATTCTTTAACGGGCTGTAACCGTCTATTTGTTTTCTTTCCTCACGATACCGTCTGATGGCCTTGCCAGCATCCTCGCAATAGTGTTCAAAAGCTTTCCAGATATTTTCTGAATTGCTTTTTGCGAGCCTGTCTTCGATAGAATGAATTTGCTCTTTTACATCAGCATCTGCTCTGTAACTTGAGTGAGTGCCATTCTTAATGTAATGAGCGATAACTTTCATCGGAACTCCCATGATACCGCCCGACCAGTGGGCTTTGAAATTCTCCAAATCACTAAGCAGGAACTGAATATTTTTATATGTATCTGTCTGCATTTTTGTCTCCATTGGGTGACGGCCTAAGCCGCCACCTCTATGCGTGTTGTTTCACCAAACGGTGCATCATTACACCGCTCATCAGTTGATACCCAAAGCACCGGATAGTGCGGTGCAGTGTCAGGAAAATCGAATATTCCCATATCGGTCAGGTAAACGAAATTATCGACAGGCAAACAATTATCATCGATGTATTTGAACACCGGCTCTACTCGCGTACCGCCCCGACCATTGCATTCGATCTTGTCGATGATATCGCCCTGACCGTATGTCTTGACCGACTGGATTTTGCTGTCGCAAGTTATGACAGTAAGGCTCTTGGGCTTGTGATCTTCCGACATATTGTTGAGTTCCCCCAGAAATTGCTGGAGTTCAACGGTTCCGACTGATCCACTAGTATCGACAGCCACCACCACATCACCGACACCGATCTTGTCAACGGCTGGCATGTATATTCCTTGGGTGTACATGACCTTTTTATTACAACGCCTGAACGTGTAATCATCAGGCTGATCACCACCGATAAACCGGTTGAACACATCACGCCAGTCAACCTCAGACCGCCGCATTTTGTCGATCAGTTCTTTAAGCTTGCCCGACAGTTTACCGACAGATTTTGCATTCGATGCCGCAAGCATAACGCGCTGATCATTAGATGCCTTGGCCTGTTCTATTTCGGCCTTGGAAGGCTCACCACCGTCCTTACCTTGCATCTGACCTACATCACCACCCCACGGCTGCTTGGAAGGCTTCTTATCCTTTTCTAGGCGGCTTAAAAGCCTATAGACCTGAAGCCATGTCATGCCGGAATATTGAGGGTCATACAAACCACCTTCGGGCATTTCCATGCCATCTTCCTTTAGGTAAGCATTGATGACATAATCCATAGCCATGTTCTGCAACTCATGGTTCGTTGGCTGGCCATCTATTGTCTTGACCGGAATGCAATGGTTCAGCATCGCGTGGCCAACCTCATGGGCTATGACAAACTGCAAACCTTTATCAGTCAGGCCATCAGCAAACGCTGGGTTCCAACGTATGCATTTGCCATCGGTTGCCATAGTGGCAATCGTGTCATCTTCGATGAACGGCAAGCCCAAGGTCAGTGAACCCCAGAACGGCTTGTCCAATACTAGTCTTGTTTTTGCTCTAGCAATTTTGGTTTCTATATCCATGTCAATCTCCCGAAAGAAGAGGGGGGAAAATCCCCCCAGTTTTACAGCATCAATTCTTTGCCGTCCGAAAGTAAAAACTTGCGGAATGCATCAGTCTTTTTAATGCTTGGTGTGCGGTTCATTGCATCCCTGATGCTGAATACCGCGAACTCTTTGTGCGGTAATCTTTTCAGGTACTGAATAATGTTGCCGATATTCTTATCGTTGGCTCGACTACTCAGAGCCGCAGACACCGCATAGCAAACGGCTGGGTCTTCAGCAATTGGTGCGCTATCGGGGTTGGCAATCAGTGCGTCAATGTCTGGGCAGCTCTCATAGACCTTTTTGTATCCCATGAACTCAGCACATGCACCACGGCCTACTTGCCCAGCCACCGCTTCATTCTCATTAACCACATCAAGCTTGAAACCCATGATGGTATCGACACGTTCCCATGATCTGGGTGATGGGCAAGCATCAGCATCACGATCAAACTTGTGCAGCAACTCAGGCCGAAAGCGCAGGAAGCCGGTGATCAAAGGCGATACCCCGACTGAATTGTAGTAGGCCACCGCGTCTTCAAGATCGGCGTCTACAGAGGTATATAACAGTCTATCTTTTACATGCGATGGAAGTTGATTTGTGCCAGCGCGATCCGACATTTTGTTGCCAGCACATACGATAGCCCAACCGTCAGGCAGTCTATGTTCGCCAATCCGGCGTTCATTAATTATGACGGCTGATATGTTGAGGCAGGCAGTCGGAGCCTGCGCTAATTCATCAAGGAATAAAATTCCTTCGCCCTCAGTAGGCATCCAATCTGGCCGTAGGCGTTTCATTCCATCACCATCATTTATAAGCCAGCCTGCGAGTTCCCCTGCATCGTACTGGGCAAGGCTGACCGTCTTTAATGATATCCCACGGTCTTCAGCGATTTGCTGAACAATGGTAGTTTTACCAAGACCGGCTGATCCGACAAGGTAAGGGATTGGACGCTGTGCATCACGCCCATTTGAATGTTTTACTTGGCTGTCGATACATGCCTCGACAATGGCTCTTGCTTGCGAAATCCGCATATCAGTCTCCACTAATATTTTTGTACCATCGTACAAATTTTGGTTAAGGTTGGTAGGCAAAGCCGCCTAAGCGGCTTCCCCTTCAAGTTGTGCGGTCATGGCATTCACTGCATCATTTTCTGATTTAGTGATATCACCAGCGATTTGACTGGCTTGCCTCATTGAAGCCCTCTCTCTCAGCGCATCTTCTAACTCACTCTGAAAGGTTTCAACGATCGCCAGAAAAGCATCTTCAGTCTGGTCTTTTTCACCAAGGCCACCGATCCACTTGTCACCGGCGACACGATTTCCATCCGCATCTTTTTTGGTGGATCGTTTACCGACAAGCTTATCGACAATCAACTGGGTTGCAGTCTTGTTTGGTTCATCAGCAACGGCCTTGATCAGTTTGGCTTCGCTGGTGATATCGGCGTCTTCAAACACATCACCCACCATTGTCGGCGTAATGTTGTCGCCGTTGATCCCGAAAATTCTAATAGCTCCGGCTGTGTTTTTAATTAGCTTGTTGGCCATACCATCAGAGATTTCAGTTTCTTTCATGTTGATCAATTGCATCTTGAGATCACTGCTAATTTTGGGTGGCAGATTTCCCTTTTGCAAACCATGCTTGGCAACGCATGAAATGATCACGCAGTAGGTATCAAGCTTACGGCTGTTAGCTTCTTTGCTGCTCTCTTTAGAGTTTTCCTTCAGAGCCTTGATAGTCTTTTCATTCTCACCGATGACAGTAAGGTTGGCTGTATCGATAGGTAAATTTTTCGCAGTAGATGTCTGCATGACAGTCTCCATCTTTAAGGTTGAAATATAGCAGGACGCTATGACCCAGCACTGGCTGGGTTTCGGGCGTGTCCTACGCGCCCATCATCAGATAGCTATATGGTAATGTATTCGGTCAGGCGTAGTGTGCCTTGCTTCACAAGCTTGCCGTTTTGCATCAGGTAGTAGGCATGGAAGCGGCGGTTTTTGTATACCGCGATCATCTCAGGCTTTTCCCCAAACGCCTTGTTGCAGCGAAAAATGTACGCACCCAATTCCTTAATCGTTGGCTTGAGTGGGTACAAAGTTGTCTTGCCATTATCGTTCAATTGATTAGCTGAATACATTATGCATTCCCCTTCTTTCCGAACCTATTAAGGTAATGCCGGTAGGCATTCCCCTTTTTCTTTGGTTTACGTCTGGAAATAATCTCAGCCAATGTAAGCTGAAAAACTGGTGTGGCTTGTTCAAATGCAATCTGTTTCACTATGTCAGTTTTGTTGGCTGCATCAGGCTTTGGAATGAAAGTTACTTTTTTCACGGCGTGGCTCCCTGTTTCGCGTATCTCATCATAACTGGGGTACGATCCCCAGCGACAGGTTTTGTTACAGTGTCGGGTCTCTCTCGACTGCCCGATTACAGCGACACTAGTGCCGCCTCAGTATTACCACCGCATCCATTATCCTAGTGTCAGGCCTAATCGATTTTTGCTTGGGCGTAGGCGTATTCAGATGCCATCAGAGCCGTAGTGCGGTAGTGTCCAGTCTTCAGGGTTGCTATCCCCTCGCCCCAATGGGCGGTTAAATCAGTAGCGGTGGCCTCCTAAAAAATTTGACTAAAAAAACTTATTTCTTTTCGTAGCACAGATAGACAACCCATGCAAACACTAAAAGCATCTAATGACACTAATTTGTCAGAGGGTACAAATGTAAGCCGTTTGTGCCTCCTATATAGTAGACGATCCAGAAACCATTATTATTGTGTGACCATGATATTTTTTTCCTCTCAAACAGTAGACGTTTCAGAACGCAAAATTATTCACTGCTATTTTATTTTATTTTGAGACTGTGACAAATCTGCAACACCAACCCTCAAAACACCCCAATATTTGTTTGTACACAAACAAGTTTGTTCACCATGTGTTCACGGTCTGGAACAAAACGTGAAAACGAGCGAGGTTGATCCGTGAGTAGGGGCTGGCGAAAGCCGTGTATGATCCCTACCAAAAACACCTTTAATCGCTGTATGAGCTTCTATGAGCGTTTAATCGCCATGAACAAAAGGGGAACATTGCCATTTTGGGGCTTATTGGCTATATGTGAGGGATAGAGCCGATCTGGTGCGATTTAGGGTGTAATGTTATCATTGTCACAGAGTACAAATCCAAAAAGCCCGATCAAGCGTCAGCGCATTTCGGTGGCATATTTATAGAGGGATAGAGACATGGGTAAAGACAACGATAAGACAAATCATTTGAAATTGGTTGTTGGTGCAGGCGATAAGCTAACCAGCAAACAGGAACACTTTTGCCAACTGGTTGCCAAGGGTGAAACCCTGACAGATGCATACAGACATGCCTACGATGTCAGTGCCAAGACAAAGCCAAGCACAGTCTGGACAAACGCATCTAAGCTGGCCACAGAAAACACCAAGGTGTCACTAAGGATCAAAGCCATTACTGAGGAAATCACTGCACGAAAGGCGACAGACGATGACCGGTTAAAAATCTGGGTGACTGACCGGTTGAAGACTGAGGCAATGGAAGCTGAGAGTGATAGCGCGCGCGTGGCAAGCTTAACTCAACTAGGCAGATCAGTCGGCATGTTCAGTGACAGGGTTGAGACAGACAACGTGGCCGAAAGACCAGCGGGTGAAATCGAAGCCGATATTCAGCGCAGGCTGGCATCGATCCTTGGCGAGTGACCCTCCGCATGAAGACTTGCTCCCGGGCTGACCCCCACCTACCCTCATCCCCCCTGTGACAGCATGGCCACTCCACACGCACGTACATGAGGTTCTGCACGAGTAATGCCCAATCTTTTCTCAACACCATGCAATATGGAATGCAAGTTTAATGGCCGTATAAAGCCCACTGATAGCCTTTGCCTGATCTGTGGTATGACGAGTGCCGAAAGAGACGAGTGGCCCCTTCTGACGGCGTCTGAGGCCGATGCCAAGCATGTTGAGATTAGGTCTAGACTGGAAACGATATGGTTGATATGGGAACTAATGGAGGAGCCAACACTTCAATAGCCCCCCCCCTTTGTAATTTGTACTAGGGTACAACAAAATATTACTGCCGGGTATTTTACAGGATAACACCCTAGGAATCCTACAGTCTGTATAATGATTATATTTATATATATATACATATCTAGTTATAATACATAATCTGTTATATACTGCCTGTGAGTCGCTAAGTCTCCCGGCGGCTCCGGTGGGGTTGAGCGGCCTCCCTCGCTCCCCCACCGTCATTATTTTGGGAGATTGAATGGGAGAGTGTATTGTCTAATAACGTTATCCAGTTTCCTCGTGGTGTAGGTCTTGACGACAAGACTGATCTTGACCCATATGAGATGTTTGGCGTTCTTCGTGACGAAGTAAAGATGACTGAAGCTATCGTTGTCGGTTGGACTGATGAGGGTAATCTGTTCATGTCAACGTCACATGGCAAGGCTCCTGATATGGTTTTTCTCTTGGAGCTGGCTAAGTCGGTTCTTTTGAACAGGTGCGTAAGTGACGAGGATGAGTGATGGAGTTCTATACCTTTTTTGTCTTCTTCTCCGTAATCGTAACACCAGAGGGTGAGATAAGGACGTTCTCAAAGAACGTGACTGAGTGTCCAAGCACTGAGATTGTTCTGGAGCTGCACAAGCCTAGACTGGACAAGGGTGAGATAATCGACTGGGCTGCCACATGCTTGACAACAAAACTTCCTCTGGACACCACGGTTAAGGGCTTGAAAACGTAATATGAGCCAGCTGGAAGTTATAAACAAAAAGATAGCTAACCTACCTCCTGATCAAAAACAGGAGATACTGGATCTTCTGACTGAGCTTGATGAGGCGAAGAAGAAGGAGCAGTCCAAGACAGAGTTTCTTCCGTTTGTTGAGCGTATGTGGCCAAGCTTCATTAGCGGTAAGCATCACTCAATCATGGCAGATGCCTTTGAAAGGGTTGCCAATGGTGAACTGAAGCGCCTGATTATCAACATGCCACCCCGACATACCAAGTCCGAGTTTGCATCCTATTTGTTTCCGGCATGGTTTCTTGGCAGATACCCCGAAAAGAAAATTATTCAGACCGCTCACACGGCAGAACTGGCTGTAGGTTTTGGCCGTAAGGTCAGGAACCTTATTAACCAGACTGATTTCCAACAGGTATTCCCCGGCATATCCCTGTCGTCTGATTCAAAAGCTGCCGGAAGATGGAACACAAACAAGCGAGGTGATTATTTTGCTATTGGTGTTGGTGGTGCAGTTACTGGTAAAGGTGCTGACGTTCTCATTATTGACGACCCCCACTCGGAGCAGGAGGCGGCATTGGGGGCTTACAACCCAGAAGTCTACGACAAGGTATACGAATGGTACACATCGGGACCGCGTCAGAGACTACAACCGGGTGGAGCGATCATTGTAGTAATGACAAGATGGTCTGTCAGGGACTTAACTGGACAGATTGTCAGGGCAGCTACCCAAAGAACAGGCGCAGATGATTGGGAAGTGATTGAGTTGCCCGCTATTATGCCGTCTGGTGACCCTTTATGGCCTGAGTTCTGGCCCGCAGATCAGTTAGAGGCACTAAAAGCCGAACTTCCGGTGGCTAAATGGTCGGCACAGTACCAACAGGACCCAACTTCAGAAGAAGGAGCCTTGATAAAGCGAGAATGGTGGCAGGAATGGGAAAAAGATAGCCCGCCACCGTGCGAAGCAATCATTCAGAGCTGGGATACTGCGTTCCTTAAAACGCAGCGAGCGGATTACTCCGCTTGTACCACATGGGGTATCTTCAATATGCCGAATGAGGACGGGGTAACAGTCCCAAACCTTATTCTTTTGGACGCATACAAGGAAAAACTGGAGTTTCCAGAGCTAAAACGTGCTGCTTACGACAAATATTGGGAATTTGAGCCTGATCAGATGATTGTTGAGGCTAAAGCTGCCGGTTCTCCGCTTATTTTTGAGCTAAGAGCCATGGGAATACCAGTTACGGAGTTTACACCCTCCCGTGGACAGGATAAGATAGCTAGAGTTAACGCAGTCAGCGATCTTTTTGCCTCTGGTGTGGTATGGTGTCCTGCAACTAGGTGGGCTGATGAAGTTATTGAGGAGTGTGCGTCATTTCCTGCGGGACAGCATGACGATTTGGTGGATTCCACCACTCAGGCGTTGCTGAGGTTCCGTCAGGGAGGATGGATTAGAAGCTCTATGGATGAATGGGACGATGAGCCTTCTTACAGAAGGCCAGTAGAATACTACTAAAAAGACCGTTACTCTGTTATTATGAAAAAATTATACAAACAATAGGATTTTGGCATGGCTGTGGAAAAACAAATGATTCCCTCTGATCTCGACATAGAGGATACGGATGAAGTTGAGGTTGAGATTGTTAATCCTGACGCCGTAGGTATTACATCTGAAGGGGAGTCAATGATCATAGATTTCACAGGTGATGTGACTGAAGACATGATTGGCCCTGACCACGACAGCAACCTAGCTGAGTATCTTGAAGAAGGTGAGCTAGAGGGTTTGGCATCCGAGCTTGTTGATGACTTTGTTGCTGACAGAGAGTCAAGAAAGGACTGGGCGCGATCATACGTTAAGGGCCTTGAACTATTAGGGATGAAGATTGAAGAGAGAACTCAGCCGTGGGCTGGTGCTGCTGGTGTTTTTCACCCTGTTCTTACTGAAGCTGTTGTTCGCTTCCAAGCCCAAGCAATGGGAGAGTTGTTTCCTGCATCTGGACCTGTCCGTACAAAGATTATGGGAAAAGTTGATCTTGATAAGCAGGAACAGGCGCAGCGCGTAGAAACGGAAATGAATTATCTTCTCACTGAGGAGATGACAGAGTACCGCGATGAGACAGAGCAGATGCTTTTCCGTCTGCCTCTTGCTGGATCGTCTTTCAAAAAAGTTTATTACGATCCAATCATGGAACGACCATGTGCGATGTTCGTGCCTGCTGAAGACTTTGTGGTTTCCTATGGTGCTGCCGATCTTGCTACATGCCCGCGTTACACGCATATAATGAAGAAAACAGAAAATGAAATAATAGAGCTTCAGGTGGCTGGCTTTTATCTTGATGTTGATCTTCCGTCTCCAGAGGCTGATTATTCTGATATTCAGGAAAAGTATGACGAGATTGATGGTGAGACTGCTGTTCTTGAGGACGATGATCGTCATACCATACTTGAGGTTCATGCTGATCTTAACCTACCAGAGCCTTTTGATGATCCAGACGGTTTGGCGCGTCCGTATGTTGTCACCATAGATAAGTCCAGTTTAACGATCTTGTCCATAAGGAGAAACTGGTATGAAGACGATACTAAGAAGCGTAAAAGACCGCACTTTGTTCACTACAGATACCTACCGGGACTTGGGTTCTATGGAACGGGTCTTATTCATCTTATTGGTGGTCTTGCTAAAAGCGCCACAAGTATTCTTCGACAGCTTATTGACGCTGGCACACTCAGCAACCTCCCCGCTGGCCTTAAAGCTCGCGGGCTTCGTATTAAAGGTGACGATTCGCCTCTCATGCCGGGTGAGTTCCGCGATGTGGACGTACCGGGTGGTGCAATTCGGGATTCGATTGCATTCCTTCCTTACAAGGAGCCA